CCGTAAGTGGCACATGAAGGATGTGTGTTTGGTAACTGCTTCGTGATTTCCCGGGTAAATGATGTTCCTAAAGCCTTTAAGTACCTCTAGCATATATCCGTATATTGCTAGCTCTGGCATAGACGGTACTGAATCAAATATATCACCACCATGTATAATAGTAGTGATACCTCTTCCTCTAGCTATTTCCTCTACTTCGTTCCACATATTGCAGAAGCGAAGCTCTGCCCACTCAATTGGAACGTCCTTCTGCCCTAGTTTAATATGGTGGTCTGCTATAAATAGTACTTTCATTCAAAAACCTTTAGCTTAGTGTTTAACTCTTCTGGTGTTCTAGCGCTACACCCGTATATACTACCACTTTGGTGGTCACCACAATGAGTACACACTTTAGTATACTGTATACTAGGTAGTCCAGGTGTACAGTACGAAGTATCGTTATAAGGCTGTACATTTACAAATAAGTAATAATGGGTGCATACCTTCAATGGTGTACCCATTACTAAAAACTTAATTAACTTCCACATAGGTTGTTTTTCCCTTAACCGAAAACAGAGGCCTAAGCCCCTGTTTTATTTAAATACTACTTAAAATGGAATGTCGTCGTCAAAGTCGTCCATTGCACCTTTGTCTATCCTACTATAGGAGTCGTTATCAACCCCTTCAGTATCTCCACTAGGTGTAGCGTTCTCGTCTGACTGACCAATATGCATCAGTAAGCGAGCCTTCTGCTCGTCTACGGATTCACGTGGTGTCATTTCTGTAATATCGCCAGACTCCTCAATAGCTTTAAGCTCTGATTCAGTCAGTGGGGAATCAGTTGCACCACCCGCCATGTCAAGTACCTGAACACGGTACTCGACGTTATACGCCTTAGATCCGGTACTAACACGGTCTACAATAATATCGTAACCAGTCTTAGGGTGAGTAGGGTCACCTAACTTAGCAGCAGAAGCGATAATAGCTTCTGTCATCTTCTTCTTAAGAGGCATGATTTTCAACTTACCGTCTTTGCGATCAAACGCTAAGCAAGTATATGACCAGGCACATTGTGCTGGAACCATCTTACCATCTTTACGAACTTCTACTAGACGCTGTACCCAATCCATTTCTGTATTAGTAAATCGTTCCTGGTCTCTGTCAAAGCCTAGGCATTCGAAGGCCATACTTGACTTCGCCCCGTCTTTACCTACACCGTCTACCCAGTACATATATCGGGGAAGAATACCCCCTACCATACGAAAGCGATTCTCACCAGGAGTCCACTTGTAGTAACTTCCGCCTTTAATTGCTGAACCCTTTACGTCATCAAAATTTAGTGCCATGCTTATTTTATCCTGTTGTCTTTTGGTTTCTTCTTCAAACTTGAAGAATACTTTATTGTTTCGTACTTTAACTAATCCGTTGTTATCTAACATTTTCGTGCTAAAGGGGCTTAACTCCAACGGTAAAGTTAAGATACCTTTCATCATATACAGTGCATAACTCCTACTAGCTGCTAGTAGTAGGTACATACGTAGTTCCGGTAATAGTATTTGCCTATGCTGCGTTAACATACGCTCAGCACCTATTAAAAACGACTTACCAGGACTCTTCATAGTGCCCTCTAAAGTACCTTGTACTGAGGCAGGAGAGTAACCTAGTGCTCTTTTAAGATCGAAGCGCACTATTTCCATTATAATTCCTTTGTAACAGTGTATAAGTATATACTATATAGAAAATCTGTCTACATATATTAAGGTAAAGGGGGTAACTTTTTAACCTTGTAACCTAGTCTTGCGTAGGTCTTAATACGGTCAACAGCTTGTGTACCTGCAGATCTACCTTGTAACCTTAGGTCTAACACAAAGGCTTGCTCCTTACCCGGATATAGCCTAGCTACTCTACCACATAACTGTTCTAGCAAAGGATCATTCTTCATAGGTTGCGCAGGTATTAAGCAAGCTAATCTTGGTATGTTTAATCCCTCTGCAAATATAGAAGTAGTACCAAAGATTAAGTTCTTCTTTCCGTCTTTAACTAGCTGTACTAGCTCTTCCCTATTTTTAGTTTCTCCTGTAATTAAAACAGAATCCTCTTCTAGAATCTCATGTAAGAACGCTAGAAAGTCTATCCTATTAGACACTACTAAAGTAGGTAGCTTCTGCATTTGACTAAACTGGTGTGCTAAGTCAATGACTGTTTTTTGGTATATAGGTTCATTATACAATTCACCTATACGCAAAGCCCAAGGTACACTATTATCATCACTTAATTGCACGGGTACATCATACGCGAGTATCTGCGGACGAATGTTATTGGCTTCTTTAGGTTTAACAATCTTATGGGAAAATAATCCAGTAAGTAGTACTTCTAACCCATCCTTTCGCTTAAGGGTTGCGGATAAGCAAATGCGGTTCTTCGCAAAGAAGTGGCTAAGTATATCTGAAAAAGTACTAGCTGGCGTGTGGTGTCCTTCATCTAGTATGATAGTGCCGAATTCTTTCCCTACTTCCTTTGCGAACTTCTTTAAAGACTGTACGTTGGCAACAACTATAGGGCCTTCAATATTACACTTACCTTTAGTAATTAAAGAAGGTTTTATCCCTAAAGTCTTCTCAATCTCTGCTACCCATTGGTCTAGTAGAAATAGTGTATGTACAACAACTATTGTTTTAAGGCCCAACTTACGAGCTATAGCAATACCAGAAAACGTCTTACCCCAACTAGGTTGGGCGTTAATGATGTGGCTACCTTCAACTAAATCATAAACTTCTTGTTGGTCTTCACGTAACGTCATGTTAAATGGTGGAAACTTAGCTACAGGAGCTACACGTTTATCAACAATCTCGAATCCTTCTGGTATTAAGTCGGTACGGCCTACCGGTATCGCTAGAATATCCTTACGTACATTTATGTAATCCCTATACTTATAAGGTATAGGCTTACCGCCTCTACCTCGTCTAATTAAAGGATAGGTCAGCTTTTCTTGTAGTTCTGCTTTAAACTCATCGTCTACTGATATATAGATTTTATTACTTATAACCGCTTTCATATCTTACGTCTTGTCCTAGGTTTCGGTTCGTTACATAAATCGAACAGAATTATATCCCCTGCTAGTGATGCTACGCCAGCATACCAAGTTAACTCTGGTTCTAGTATACGCCTATATTTAACTGGGATATTATGTCCCTTGAGGTACAAAAGCGTACCGTTTCCTTGGTCTACTTGGCAGGTTACTTCAAACCAGTCAATAGTAATAAATTGTGATGGTTTATACATAAACGTATATCCACTACTATCTATATATAAACCGGTACCCCCTTCCGTACGGGCTACAAGGGCTTGCCACATGGAAAACTTATATTGTAACCTTAATAACTTGACCCCTCCGGCGCTGAGCTTGAGTCGACGGATACCTATTGTGTCTCCCGGTACAGAAGTGTCATCTATAGTTCGTTCTCCGTCTTCAGGGCTAGTATATACGCGAGTTCCTTCATAAAGAATAGGGTTCGTTTCTGGAACCCTATACACTGGAAATACTAAGTCCGATTTAGTCTTAACCATTAAGCGGCCATAGCCAGCTCTGGATATTGCTTCTCAAAACCCCCAAAGGAGTAGTCTTGACCCTGCTCAGCATCCACACCAATAGGAGCACCTATGATAGATACGCCACGATCCATCTGAGTAAACCTAGCCATGACTTTGATAAATTCGTCTACGTACTCATCCTTAACAATAGCAAGGATGGAATCGTGTACTAGAGCAAATATCTTAGCATCATCAGTATGGTTATTCTCTTTCAGATAAGTATTAACATCAATCGCCGCTAGTAAGTTAATATCCGAAGATACCGACTGTACTAGGAAGTTGATACCTGAACGGACTTGTCCAGCTGCTGTACCTTTATCTTTAGAAAATACGTCCTTCAAACGACGCTTTCTACCAAGAGCGGAGTAAATACAGCCTTGAGATTTAATGATATCAGCTTGCTCTTTAAGCCATGCCTTCAACTTAGGGTAGGTCTTGAAGTACTTAGCGATCGCCTCTTTGGCATCATCAGTAGTAAATACCTCATTGATTCCGTTTTCTGCATTAAATTGGTTAACTGTCTCAGCCACCTTATCCGGCCCTGAGCCATATAGAATGCCGAAGGAAATTGCCTTACTCGCCTGCCTGAAGTTACCGTATAAACTTTTAACTTCAGATACTTCGCAGGGTAAGTTAAATACTTGTTTTGCAATTGTACTGTGGAAGTCACCACCAGATATGAATACATTTTGTAGTTTCTTATCGCCCGATAGAACCGCTGCATAGTACATTTCACCTGTCTGAAGATCCTGTGATACAATTGTATAACCCTCTGGAGCTTGAATACAACCTTTAACTAATTTGTTGTCTCTAGGTAGCTGTTGCATATTAAGTTTGCCACTACTACTCAACCTTCCGCTAGTGGTAGCAGTTAGGTTAAAGCCCGTACGGAGTCTCACATCACGATCTAGACCGAGTAGAATCTTATCTAGGTAAGTAGACTTAATCTTAACTCGCTGACGTAACTCTAGTATCAATCCTGGTAACTCATGCTGAGTACCTAACTCTTGTAAGGCAAGAGCATCCGTAGTATGCTCTTTCTTCCCAGTAAGTCTTCCTGTAGGTTTTAGTCCACAGTGCGTAAATAGTAACTTCCGCAGCTGTAGTACTGATCCAGGATTAAAAGGAACACCAGTATCGAGTTCCAAAGCACGTACTTCATCATAGTCGTAGATTCCTCGTTTAAGTTCGTCAATTTCTCTATCCATCTGTGCTTGGCCAATTGCCAATCGACCTCTATTAAATGGTACACCATTCTCTTCAATATCATTGAGGAACAGCATACCTGGGATCATAATGCCAGTATAGACTGGGTATAGATTAGCTGACCGTTTAACTATTGGGAAGAACTTATGGAATAAAGCATAAGTTACAGCGGTATCCATTGCAGCGTATTGTCCAAGTACATCAAAAGGAATAAACGCGTAAGAGAAGTCAGCTTGCTTTATCTTATGTGTCTTGCAATAGGACTTTTTAAATATATCTAGCTCATCATCATAGTTACCGTACTCGGTATACTTCAATGCGAGACTTTTGAGGCCGTGAGTGCCTTGTGTTTCGTCTAGTAGATAATGCAGTAACATTGTATCTTGAATATCGCAAGTGCTAAAGTCTAGTTCAAGATGATAGTTCATCCACTTAATATCAAACTTAGCATTGTGCATAATTACTACTTTTGTATTAATTATCTCCTGCAATAGCGCCACATGTTCCTCTTCGAGGACATCTGCGCTCATATACACACCTTGATTGTCTTTCCAAGTAACAGATACTCCTAGTAAATACCCATCTCTAGGGTATAAAGCACTAGTTTCAGTGTCTAAAGCAATAACATCGTGTTTTACAGCCTCTTCTAGCATTGCTAGTGCTTCTTTGCCACATTCCGTGAAACTTATGTCAGCTGTCTTTAAGTCCGACTGTC